ACCAGGGCAGAGATACTGGCTACGAATGGCAGCTACGGGCTTACATGATGTTGTGGGACAAGCCACGGGCAGACATTGCCTATTGCCTGGTCAGCACTCCAGACGATTTGATTGGTTACGAAAGCAAGCAGCTGCACAAGGTTGATCACATCAACCGCGAGTTGCGCGTGACCATCGTCCCATATAAACGTGATGTGGCTTTAGAAGACAAGATCAAAATCAAAGTTGAGGCGGCACGGGTCTACTATGACCAAGTTATCCAAGAAATTAGCAAACAACACATTTATTGAAAGCAAATTATGGCAAAAATCTTAAAAGAACTCAGTTGCATTGTCGGCACATACACCAATGCCAAAGGCGAAAAGAAAAACCGCTATCAGCGGATTGGCAGCATCATCCAAACTCAGCGGGGCGAGATGGTCAAAATTGAAGTAATCCCAGTAAAGGAAGGTGGCTGGGATGGTTGGGCATATATCAATGACCCCAAGCCAAAGGATGGTTATCAAGGGTTGCCCAAAGACGATGACGACATAGCATTTTAAAGAGGTGACAACATGGATGATGATGATGACTATGAACTGGCAAACTTGATGTTTGGCATTGCAATCACGTTGCTGGTGCTGTTTGCCCTGGTTGGCATTGCAGGGCTGGCGGGATTCTTGTGGGGGATGCTATGACTGACAGAGAAACAATGCAGCAGGCGCTGGAGTGCATTGAGCGTCTCAATATGCGGGGCTTTATATTGGCGGATTTTGAGGATGAGGTGGAGTCGGCCATCAACGCCCTGCGCGAAGCACTGGAGCAGCCAGAGCAAAAGCCAGTGGCATACTATCATCCGCGAAATGGTTTCTATTGGTCAAAGCCCACAAGCATTTTTGCGCCGACTAGTGTTGACGTTGAGCCAATGCCCCTCTACACCGCTGCGGAGCGCAACAATGGATAACTGGCCCTTCCCCACTGAACTGCCCCCGGCATTGCCAAGCAAACCTATCCCATTCAACCCTGCCAACTTTGAGGATGCACCGTGGTAATTTCAGAAAAGATTAGGGACGCTCTGGCCCAGGCGCCAGATGGCATGACTGCCCTAGAACTTGCACTTGCACTGAAGTTAACACCAACAGGCGTCAGTCGTTCCTTGGCCTTGATGCCTGACACCTATATCGACCGCTGGGTCAAGACAACAGGCAAGTACACCGCCGTCCACTGTTTGGCATTTATTCCTGACGATTGCCCACACCCATGACGCCTACATTTGCGACTTGGGACAGAGCCGTACTGGACAAGTTTGCTATGGAGGCATACCTGCGGCTGCAAAAGCAGCAAGACCAGCTAGAGCAGTTGCGTAGTGACCTCAAGGATGCGATTGAGGCGTACCGGGCGGTTATACGAAAGCCCGAGTTCCCTGTCGGTCGATGATTAGCGCCTGACGCCGGGGCTTGTCAGCAATGCTGATGTGCGTCCAGGCGTCAAACTCTCTGATGATCTGGTCATATGGTAAGTGCAGCAACGCCCTCACCACGGCATCAGGAGCCAGCCCAGGCACCTTAAAGTCAGCAGCTAACCCTAGCCTATGGCTTGAGGTGTCTCGACTGCCCACTGCGTCATTTACGGCCTTGGAGCGAAAGGCACTGGAAATCATCACAGGCTTGCCGCCTAGCGTAGTTTTGACAATCTCCAGAAACTCAGCCAGCCGCTTGAGGTTTGCCAGTTCAGCAGCGTTTGGCGTATTGTCCAGGCTGCGGTGGTCGGTGTGGGTCAACTCGGCAAGGCTAAAGTGAGGCGTCATTTTTTACTCAGCAAATCAGTCTTAGCTTGGCTCCCGGCACTGGAGCCGAAATAATAAGCAATGATGCCCGTCCAAGCTGTGCCCAAGCTGCCCAACATCATCAGGATAGCCGGGTTACTAGAGTCGATTTTGTTGAAAAACATCATAATCATGATGGTAAAAAATCCAATGGTCACAGCAGCAGCCAGGATTGGCGGCATTGCTGACCGAGTTGCGGCCTGCATATCTCTGGCGCTTTTGCGGTCTTCAACTTCCAGCTTTTCAAAGTTCAGACCGAGTTCTTGCGCCTGCTTTTGCAATTCAATCTCGGCTAGTTTGACCTGGGCAATCTGCTCTGCGCTTAATTTGTTGCTGCTGATTAGGTCGCCCACCTTCTCGGGGTCAACGCCAATGGCTTTGCTGATAGCCGATACTGCCATTCCAGCCAGGGGGCCACCAAGTGCGGTAGCAATCGTCGGTGCAATCTGTTTAAGCCAATCCATTATTTCTCCAATAAAAACGACAAATTAGCATGGCGAGGGTACTGCACGACACGCTCCCCTTCAGGGCATTTGTACTTGATGGTTGCTAGCAGCGTGGCTGTGCCGGGTGCAATCTTTTCTTTTCTCACCATTGTCAATTGGTACGAAAAAGTATCAATCTGTGGCCCTGCGGGGCCGCTAAACTTGCTTGCTGTTGTTGTTGCCTCATGCACCATGCCTGCCGCATCCCTAATGCTTGGCGTAAAACTTTCAACAGAGCAGTCATCACGCTTTTTGATTCGGGCTACTGTGACGTTGATGGGCTGTCCAGCGACTGCTGTAATTTTAAAATGCTCTAGCGACCACTCAAGGATGGCTCGGTCAAACCAACCAAACTTATCGGCAAGCGTGTAACCGCCACCAATCGCTGCAATGCTTGCGGCAACGGCTCCAATGGCTTTGGTAAGGTCAATCACTTGTCTTTCCTGTTGAATATCTCAAACAACGATTTAACTTTTTCTTCCAGCACAGCGATTTTGATGTCCATTTTTGCAAGCACAATAATGAGCGTAATCAGCGCCAGCAGCATGGGCCATCCCTTTGCCAGTGCTTCCAGAAATTCCATGATTACCGATGCAGTGTGAGGGATGCATAGACGATTGCAGACATACTAAAGATAAGCACTCCCGCGGTTTTTATGAGGATGCCCTCAAGCCGCTTTAGACGGGCGTTAATCTGGTCGTATCTCTCAGCGCATACGGCTTCATGGCTAGAGAATTGTGCTTCAATGCTCATTTGTTTTTTGCTCCTGCGCCTAACTCTAAGGCTTGTCTTACCTGTGCTTCATTGGCTCGTCTTGCTCTCATTTCCATAACGGTAGTACCAAGTTGCAACCCTGGTACAACTACATTCAAGCCACCTTCAACGCCAGCGCTAATGCCCTTTTTGGCTTTTTCTGCCAATGCACCAACCAGCGTATTGGAGTTGTTGACAAAAGCGCCTCTAGGCTGGGCTTGCGTGTACCGGGCAACATTGCCCAATGTCTTCAGTTGACTAGCAGCATCAGGCGTAAATATTTGCTCCATATTCTTTACGTCATCAAGTTGCTTGAGCGCTTTGTTGAATCCTGCTTGCGTAAAGTTGCCAGTTTCATCCACGATGCCAGCTTTGTCTTTCAACCAGTTAACAGTGCCTGCCGCCATATGCTGGTGCGCTACCGAGTCTTTGCCAAGATGGTTGACCATCGTAGCAATGTTTTTGTTCACGCCGTTGACAACAAACTTTTGCAAATATTTGTCAGCTGCTATAGCATCATCAACCGCAGCTTTATATGCTGGGTCTTTTTTTAGCATATCAAATCGCTCTTTAGCCAAACCCCGTGCAGTATCTGCTAATGGTTTTAATTTGGCAGCGGCTTGGCCTGTCAATGGCAGCTGCTCTAACGCTTCACGCACAATGCTTGATGCCATTGCAGCATTACCATCGCCAGACCGTTCTGCTTTGCGAATCTCTGCTGCCAGGTTGGTACGCATAGCCTCAAAGTTCTCAAACGTCATTGGCTCACCAGACTTAAACCGTTCAAGCTGGGATTTAATTGATGGTGATAGAAATTCTGTCTTTAACTTTTTGCCAAGCATTGTCTCTGCGTTTTTTGCTAACGTGATGCCATCAATTGGAAATTGACCACCGTTTGCATCTTCTAAGGCTTTGTATGCCGCAGTAATTTTTTCACTACGGGCAGTGTCAATAGTCTTGTAAGCATCAATGATGCCTTGACTGTTTTCTATGATTTTTGTGCCGTAAGCATCAGGTGCAGCATTACCACGAATTTCATTAAGGTTTTCAATTAATAAACCATTTTGCTCATTAAACCGCTGTGCAAGTTCGGGGTCTTTGCCACGCCGATTTTGTTCGTTGGACAATTTCACTATGTCACCAGTGGCTTGCCCTTCAGTCAAACGCACTGGCACAGGCAAGCTGTCAGCTTCAATATGCCGCATAAACGTGGGCACATTTGTTTGCTCAAAAGGGATGCCACTTAGCACGGCTTTCAATTCTGGCGTTGCTCCTAAAAGCGCTTGCTGAATTGTTGTTATGGTTGGGACGCCAGCAGCCCCCACACTACCAGGCGTAGCCCCAAGCCCAGCACCAGGCGCAGCGCCAGCAGGCAAGGTCACAGCAGGCCCAGCAGGGGTTCTGTCACCCAAGAGATCAAACGCTGTTGCAGCAGCTGGTGGTGGCATAGCAGCCTTGGCAGCAGCCGCAGCCTCTTGGCGCTTGGCAAACGCCGCCTGAGTCTCTGCCAGCATCTTGGGAGACATTGCCGTTGGCATGGTCACCTCAACCGGGCGCAGGTTAACGTCTAGCGGCTGCGGTGGCAGGGTAGGCTCAACACGGCGAGCTTGTGCAAGCACAGTCTTGTCCCTGACCAAAGGCTCAGTGGCTGCATACAAAACTTCTCCAGCAGCCCCAGCCACAGGCTTGACTGCTTTGCCAGCCAGCGGTGCAACACCAACCAGGCTAGTGCCCATCATGTTGGCAACGTCAGATTCTGGTATCCCAGTTTTCTCAGAAATGTATTTAGCGCCTTTGCCAATGTTTGCGCCAATGAAATCCATGATTTCTCGACTTAGTTCACCTTTGTACGCTCCCGTTTCAGAAACCCCAAATGTCTTGCCAAACGGTTTGTCCAAAGTCTCAACAACTGATTTTTCAACGGCAGCAGCTTTCTCTGGTGTTTGCCCAAACATCCTACCAGCAGCATAGGTTACAGGCCCAGCAACGCCAGGAATGATGCCGCCAATGGTTACATCAGCCAGTGATGCTGTCGCGGCTCCCAGGTTCTTTAAATACTTGAGCGCAGCCTGGGCAATCGGGCCATTGCCACCGCCAATGCCTGTGTCGCCCCTGGTGCCAGTAAATGGGGTAGTTTTTGCAACAGGCTTTTGCACCACTGAGCCAGGTTGATTTGCTGGGATTGTTGTTTCAAACAAATCGCCCAAAGAGCCAACATCAGAACCTTTTTGTGGCGCAGCGGCAGCTGGCGCAACAACAAGCGTAGGGGCAGAGGCAGCAGCAACGGGTATAGCAAGTCCCTGCCTAACCATTTCTCTTTTTATTGCCGCAACATCTTGTACGGCCCTTGGTTTTCCAGCAGCAGCCTCTGCCTCGGCTCTGGCTAATTCTTTCGTAAATATTGGCAGGGCATCTTGATCTCTTACTTTTTGCTCTTGTGCAGTTACTTTGGTAGGCACAGGCGCAGCTGCCATTGGAGGTGGCGCAGGAGCAGGAGCAGGAACAGGGGCAGCTTGTAGAACTGGTGCTGGTGCAGGCTGTGGGGCTGCTGGTGCGGCTTGTACAGCTGGTGCTGGGGCTGGTGGTGCTGGAGCAGCAGGAACAACTGTCAGCTTTGGTGCAGCAGGTAACGGCTTTGCCGCTGGTACGTCATCGAATAAATCAGCAAGAGTAGCCATTATTTTATAACTCCCATAATTCTGGCTTTGCGTATTTTGTCAGACATTATTTTTATTTCTGATTCACTCATTGATGCTTTTAGCTTGGCTACTTCTTCTCTGTTCATTTCTTGGAAAAGTCTGCTATCGGCTATGTCATTAAAGTTGGCTAATTGCTGAATGTAATTGTCTGGAGTATTCCGATACTGGCCTAAATATCTGGCTTTTGCAGCCTTCATGTTTTGTATGCCAATTAGCTGACCAACAACTTCTTTAATGGCTTTTTCATTCATTTTCTTGTTGGGGTTTGCTGCTTCTGCCAGCAGCCTGGCTGCATCAGTATTACCACCAGCAAGAGATAACAAATTAGAGTTTTTCATCAACTCATCAGTAGCTGTTTTTTCTGCTTCAAACGCTGAGATACCAATAGCATTTGCAATGCCTGTTATCAATTCTTTTCTTGCACCGCCAACACCCGTAAATGCCTCTGGCGCTAACTGTCTGATTTTTTGCAGCGTAGCAATTGTTTGCTGGGCAGTGCTTGCATCTGTAGATGTAGTTTTCCAATCTTCGCTTGCTGTTGCTGCGTTTGCTCTTAATGTCTCAGCCTCACCTGGCGCTTGGCCTGTGAGAAACGGTCTAGCAACTGAAGGAGCCGCAGCACCGGGGCCAGCAGCTGGGCCAGCTGGAGCAGGACGACTACCCGGCGCAGGCGCACCAGCACCAAAGCCTTGTGTACCAGCAGACCCTTGTGGGCCAATCAGATATGGTGTACCAGCAGGAACGCCAGGGAACTGGCCTTCAGCAGCAACCAATTGCGTTCCTGGTGACAATTGTTGTACAAAAGCAGTTCCTGGAATTACAGAACCTTGAGGCATACCCGCAAAAATATTGGTGTTAACAGTCCCACCACCAGCACCTGTGTTTACTGCTATTCCTGTTGGGGCCATTGCGCTGACACGGCTTCCAGCATCAAGAGTAGCTAACAATTTATCTTTTAGAAAAGTTCTTAATTCACCTGGCTTGTTTCTAGCTTGCTCCAAATATGGTTGTATCAACTGTGCAGCTTGGTCAATTGGTATGCCCATTTCTTTGGCTTGGGCCATTCCATAACTTTGCAACAAATTAGACAAACCATCTGGGTAAACTGAGTTTGGGTCTTTTTCAGCAGCAATAACATAAGGGTTGTTTATCAGTGCCGTAAGCCTGTTAGCAACAATCCCAACCTTTTTACTAGCTACATCGTAGCCTGCTGATTCTTCACCTAATTGAGCAGTGCCTGCGGCAGCAGTAGCGCTTTTCAATAATTGCGGATTTACTCGGGCAGCTTGGTCAACAATTTGTTGCTGTGCTTGCAATGCCAATGGATTCATTCGCCGTGCTTGTTCAACAGTCTGCTCGGCGGCTTGCAGCTGCAACGGGTTAAGCTGGCGCTGTTGCTGGTACGCTTGGGCGCTGCTTGCCATGTTCATCATGTCAGACAGAGACATTCCAGGCACGGGTTTAACCGTGTTGCCAATTGGGGTTATGTTGAAATCAACCATTTTTTAATCCTATGCTGGGGCAAATCTAAGACCTTGATTACCGCCGCCTAATGTTAAGCCTTGCGCCCCTGACCCTAAAGAATAATCTACTGCTGGCTGCGCTGCTGTTCCCTGGGGTCTGAGCATTGAGGCCAAGGTCGCAGCATTGCCAATTCCTTGCAGGCCACCAGCCATGACGTTTGCAGCACCAATGTTGCCAGCACCCAGGGCTGTTGCCCCGCCAATTGCAAGCTGACCAAGGTTGCCAGCAGTACCAATGCCGACATTGCCAATGTTGGTGGTAGCGGTCTGCCCAATGCCTGCTAGGTTTGACAACTTGTTGTAAATGTTGGTCTTCTCAGATTGGCCTTGATTGAATACGTTTTGTTGCTGCGACATATAGTTTTGCAAAGCATTTTGGTACGCATTGCCAGCGTAATCCTCTGCAAACTTTATTCGTGCCAAATCAATGTTGCTGCCGCCACCGCCTGGATTCATGGCTTGCGCTGTCGCACCCAGACCCTGCTGCTTCATAAACTCATAGTTTGGCGCTAGGTTGGATTTCAAATCCTCTGCGGTAACGGTCGGTACGGGGCTTGTTTCTCAGTAAAGTACGGCAGCATTTCTTGCAGGCTGGTCAATGCCCCGCCGCCAGCGGTACGGTACGGCAGCTGCTGTGCGTTGAGGATGTCAAACATCTCCCGTTGTCTAGCTGCTGCATCCTGAGTGGCACCATATTGCAGCTGTGCGCCTTCTCTAGCAGCCTCGGCTTGCCCTTGCGAACCCATGTAGCCCAATAATGCACCACCGCCAATTGCTAATGCTACCCAAGTCATGTCAACTCCTTTATTTTTAGCTTATTTGATGAGTCAAACAATGCTGCTGTGTCTGGTTCAATCAATTCAGCTTCAATATCATCTAAATCTGTTTTGTCAGTGCGGTGAATTGTGACCCCGATTGCGTCAGTCACCGCTA